ACACCGAAATGCCAGGGGGAGTCCCCCTGTACTCACAAGAGTGAGAACATTCGTTGCCTATCCTTTCGGAGTCGTTCCAATTTTGCATCTTTGGCTTGATGTCATCAGGTCTTTGGTCGGGCACCTGTAGCCGGGTGGAGTCACGCGCGTCTCCACAAAGCGGTTCTTTATACTCGGTCGTGCAGGTTTAAAGACTCGATGTATCGAGTTTGAGCACCTTTGCCGAGTTGGTTCCGGATCCTCTGCGCTTCCGCATGCTCTGCCGCCGTCATATATTGCTTAATCAAATCTGAATGTTTTTGGCGGAGAGTCCCTCCACTGAGAGCTGAAGCTCTAGATCCTCCCAAGCTCGGGAGGAGGCGCTTTGCGAAGGACCTTTTACGGTGTTCATCCAACACGCTTGAAGCGATCTGTCGGTCACCTTGGTACACTCCGGGCATTTGAAGCACCCTTTCCGTGTTCGGAATCGAAGTGAAGGGAGAGGAAACGGTTGTGGTAGGAGGGCTCGCGATCGTCTCATTATCTGAGGAATATTCACTTTCATTTACTGGATCCGCTTCCAGCTGGACCCAGCTAGCCACTCCCTCGGGCGCTCTGGAAGAAGATTCCGTTAGCCCGCCCAAATCCCGCGCTAGCATATGCATTGGCGTCGAAAACTCAGGGATTTGGGGTTCTTTAAACCTCCCGCCTAGATCGTCAGTTGTTTCGTCTTCTTGTTTTGTCGTAGGCGGGGCATCGAGCCCAGATGTCTCGGACGGTTCTTGAACCGGAGTTTGTTCAACCGGTTGTCTTTCCGGCTCGGGCGTTGACCACGTCATTACCCCCTTACGTGGTTTAATTTTCTGTGGCACCCTCCCTGTGGCGTTGTCCTCATCAATAGAGATGGAAACGGCTCCCCATTCACAGTATTTTTCTGTGTAGTTTCCGTACGAGACAGTGTAATTATATGAACTGTCCTTCTGTATGGGGGGAGGATAAATCCTCCAACTGCCTTCGTCATCATCACATTCTAGTTCAAATGAGGCGAACCAATCAACTTCCACTGCCCTGGCTGCATCAAAGTTCTTTCCATTCATGGATGCGTCAGGGTGTCCAGCTACAAAGGTCGTTTTCGATTGATAGTTCTTTATGCTGCAACCTTTGTAATTCCCAATATTCCAACCGCGCTGGGATACATCATACGCGATGTTTCCAAGCCAGCTACCATCGAGATCGCCGCCTATATGTTTTACGACGAATTCTCCATCGGCCTCAAGGTACACATGAAACTTTCCCTTGTTCGCCGGTATTACGAAGTATGTTTCCATACAACGTCTGTCATTTCTTGAGTAGCCAGCTTGCAGATTAACTTGATCCCATTTCTCATCTTCCCACCGGTACATGGATACGTAATTCAACGGCCTTGAATCGATGTTTCTATTGTTTTCTGCCGTTTGTATCTTGCTTTGTGGATTGCCCTCATAGCCCCAGAAACGAGCGCCTTTACAAGGTGTGGGCTCGGGTGAGGGGGCCGGTGGGGGGGGGGTTGGTGTTGGTGCTGAGGGGGAGGTGCCTTCTACCTATTTCGGGTTCTGGACCTGGCACTTGATGGTGATCCTGAACGATCCCGCCGTTGAAGAGCTCCCGTTTCCTTTGTATAGGATGCGGAATTGATCTTCCGTGGCGTCGTGCCATTCCAGCCCGTTGATGAGCTTCGCGCTCCATGTTCTAGATCCACTCTTCGTGATTCCGAATTTATTAACCGTGGATTGGAGGGCGTTAAGCTTGCAGTGGGGGTCCAACTCATAAGAGATGGAACCTGAGGAGGTGGAAGAGGCCTCGGAGATGAACTCCAACTTGACCATTGAGATTTTATACTCATGGTAGGCCTTGAGTATTCCAGAGCTGAATGCTGGGCTCTCTGATAGAGACGGCCCGAAAGTGATTGCTCCGGAGGAACTGCCCGTGAGATTGTCTTTGCTGAATACAAATGTTTCACCTGGGCGTCCTCCAGCTCTGCCTCCTCGAGGAGAACGTCTTGGATTTCGTCGTCGTCGTCTTCCGCGTTGTGGTTGGCCAGTGGTTTGGACCACAACCACGCGGTTACTCTTTGAAGTGCGTCGACGGTTCCGTCTCCTCCTTCCCATGCCATTTTGATTCCTAGCCGCGACCGTATTCATTAACAATTGATCGAACGTGGGCTGAAATCTTTAGGTAGATTAGGTATAGGCCTAGTGCGCAAAGTGGTATAGCTGCCAGGAAGCCCGATGTGAATCCTGCTACGAATCTAAAATCCGCTTGGCCTATTTTGTAGTTGGCTTAAACTTCCGGCAATTGCAACAACGTATTTCCGGCTAGTGTTCTTTATACTCCCCTTATATCTTTTGTGGCTGCACTGGAAGAACCAGCCACTGATGGAGAGTCGAGACAAGCTGAGGATCTGACCGCAATTCGTTGAGAACTGCGAAACAGGCGGTCAGATAGTTAATCAAGACCTCAGCATTGCCACATTCCGGTTCATAGCCATGTATCAACTTGTATATCATTTTGGCTTTGTTGACCGGAATGGCGAGGTCCTCACGTTCAAAAATATGTGAGCAAAATTCCAGTTTTGAGGAAACCTCGACTTTAAAACCCAGCTCAGCGTATTTCGCTAGGTTTGATCCGACTGACTCGAGGGCGTCATCGCCCATCGCCATTGCCCACTCAGCCCCGCAATGATATGCAGCCATCACTCGAATCCTAGAATTGGAGGATGAGGTATTGTAGCTGCCAGATTTCTGTACTCCGGGGACCTGTTGTGACAGGAGGGTCCCATCGGAGAGGCTGAGGACGCTATTCGAGATGCACTTCAACCAAGCTGATCTTAAGCGCTTGGTAGTCTCATTAATGTCCAGCGTCAGGCGGTTTCGGACTTCCATATCATCTTCAAGGAGCCAGTCCGAAACGCTCCAGTCAAAGCCGGAGCAGTCAGTCGCAATAAGGTGGTGTTGCCAATTGCCTATTAATTCTTTGGGTGCAACCCCCACCTGCGCGGAGAGTATTTCCATGAACTCCACGACTTGCTCATCCGTAGACAAGCCAAAACCGGGTTTAGAGGGTACTGCCCTCCACAGAGTGATTTCTCTTTTATTCTGGTTCTGGAATAAAACCCGGGCTACCAATTGATCTATCAAGGAAACGCTCATGATGAGGCGGTAGCGGCCTTCATCTAATTTGCTCTGCTTGTGCGGTTCACCTTTAACAAACACACGTATCGGGTCACAGAGACCCGCCTGCACAAGCTCCGCAGGGCTTAGATGCTCAAACCTAACCTCTAACATCTTCTGTAGCCGGTTAAAGGTCAGGCGAGCTAAGATCGGCAATAATTTTGGATCTTCAACCCACCCCCGGTGGGTTGGCCTTCCATAAGCAATGTATGGTACGCCGATGCCTGCGTCAAATTCGAGCGAGAAGACAGCTTGCTTAAAATCTTCAAGGAATCCTTCCCAGGATAAGCTATCTCCTCTTGTCGCGTTGGGCCCTATAGTTTTGGCATTTCTGTAGGCCTCACAGCATTTCCTGATTACGCGCTCCCGCTCCTCAGATGAGGGGATTTTAACGGACTGGGCGCGCTCCAGCCACCTGGCGGCTTGTAGCCGCAAGGATTTCAGTTCGGCCTGGGCACCGAACTGTGGCCACCCGAAGCCCTGGGTGTAGGCATCCATCTCTGGGTGCTGTCGGCATATCTTGGCCCCCCATTTCGACCCCGTCTTTTGCTTGGGGTGGTAAAACTCGGGGAGGCGGCCGACCTGTTTGAATCCAGGGGCTTCTTTTCCACTTCCCGGCTCCCATGTGTATTGGGAGTCGAAGAATCGCTGGAAGTCTTCGGCTTGTCTTTTTGTTGCCTCTTTCCTCGATTCCTCGTGGCCTTCTTCATCAAGGCTTCCACAACCTGCTTCTCTATTGACTGGAGGTTTATTCTCTCCAGTATTGCGTTCTTGATTTCCGATAAAGTTTCGGAAGAAGCAGTCGTGTCCGGGGATTGCACAGAAACATCGCGGCTTTTCATCATTCCACGGTTCGTGCTCGTGGCTCGCGATGGTTCTTGGGGCAAGGGTTCCTTCGGTGAAGAAGGAGCAGCAGTTATTGATGTTTCTTTTGTACTGCTTTCTCCGTTGCCCCGGGTGGCTGAGTGTGGGCCGGTTGTTTGCGCGGTCGCCGCCGCGTCGTCGTTTCCCTGCTTGGGAGCAGCCTCTTCAACATATACTTGTTTACCTTTCCGGGCCCTCATGATTGAGGCGACCTCGGACATGCTGAACTCCTCTACTAGCGCCGTGATTTCTTCATCGTTAAACAAACGGCCTTGGGGTGCTGTGGTCTCGAAAACGTATTTCGGTGACGTGAGGCCAGGCACGGCAGGGATGGGGGCTAAGTAATTGGCATTTTCATCGTTTGCGCCCCCAATATGGACACCCAACAATGTTTTTCCATTGAAGTACGGGGTGCCGCTGTGGCCGGGGTTCGTGTTGCTAAGCACTGATACATAATTTCTACATGCTGAAACCCCGACAATTTCAGCATTTGATGACTCCCAATCTTCACCATTCCAGGCGAAAAAGGTCGCCTTGGACTTGCACAGATTATTTGCAGTCTGGATTTGTGACGCTTTGCAAGCCAAGGCCCCTTCCCAATTTGGTGGGCCGGTCATCAGTATCAAGTCTCTCTTGGAATTTTCTAATTTAATTTGAAACTCGGAGGCTGGGATTTTAGAGCCATTCCGAGTGGAGACTATTTTAGCGCCAGGAGTGATCACATGGTGGGCTGTTATGAGCCCTGTTGATCCGTTGAAAAGTGCAACGCAGGTTGCATAACCTGCGTGGGATCCATCCTGGTGCTGCACTTGCAACACGCTTTTACCGGGAGGGGTCTGTGGGATTTTGAATGAGAGAAATCCTTCCACGGATTTCTCAGCTTTGTAATTCCCTTTGAACCACAGAACCCGCGAGATACCGCTCGCTGCTGAAAGGCCAGCTTTTAGAAGGAAAATTGGCAAGTCGCCAAAAATCCAAGCCGCCGTCTTCACCATATATACGGTGCACATGTAGAGCGACGCGAGCGAGAGCATCTCGATAGTGTACTCCCGTAGTAAGTGCCATACTGCGCAGGCCGATGCCCAGATTAGAGAGCTCCATAAATATGCGATCAATTGGAAAAGCGTGTGGAGTAGGCTCCCTAAGCCTGCGCGAAGTTGACGAACACCAGACGTTAAGAAATTTCTTAAATTCTGCATAACCTCCAAAGAGGTCTGTCTGGCGTCGTTGCAACCCCTCTCCCATAACTCTTGAATAATGTCGCGCGAGGAAAAATCGCGCAATGTCTTTTGTAACGGGCAGTCGTAAATCAACTGCGCTTGAGGAGGGGAGGGGAGCACCGCAGTGGCGGTGGAATCGAGCCACCATGATGCGTCTGGCGACTCCAGGGGTGTAAACATAGTCCCCTGATAGCTGCTCACTGATGAGCAGAGGCAAGCGAGCAAGAAAAAGGCGTAGAAAGTTTTCACCATATTGCCTTGTAAATTGATACAAATAGACGTAATCGACTAAAAATGAAGATATTGATAGTCTGCGATCGTCTGTGCTTGCTCGGCGGGTTGGTCTGAAAACAAGTTGTTGTTTTACAGTCTCAATATGCATCACCCGCTCGTATCTTTTGT